ATACACCAAAGGCAATCTCGAAGAGTTGCGTAACCATCAACAGAAACCTCAAGGAATTTGTAAAATGCCATCTCGTAAACTTCTTCAGCAGTAAAATTGCTCACTTTGACTCACCAAGGCGCGTTTCGATGAGCAAAATCTACGCCGGCCAGGATTCGCCGTCAACAACTATTTTCGCGCACATAAAAACGCCCCGATTTGAGCATAACCGAGGTCATAGGCTTGGGGCGTGTGTTGCTGCGACCGGGTATCATCTCCCAATCCGATCCGGAAGCTAACAGGATTTCAGGTCCTGCGCTGGCATTGTCGCCGGATTCAGAAATGATATCACATGCATAAAACTGCACATATTCTGCCTGTTTTGCGTAAAAACACGCAAAAAAATGCCAGTCGGACGGTTCACGACTGGCAAAAGGTGTAACAGCGATGGGAGGGGAGTCACCGCTGGCAATCAGTATGCCATAGGTCTGTACATCGGTGCGCATTTAATTCGCAATTCTAGCTCATGCTCACGATCAGCATTTGAATATACGAACTGCCTCAGCTTATCGCAAGCCTCATCATCCATCTTAAGCCCGGCACGAAACCTCTCATACCGCGCATACCCAAGCTCGCACATGGTCATCATCGCCATTGTGTTGATTTGGTCTAGGTCGTTGATTGTGGTCATTTCGGCGGCTCCGGTAGTGGCATCCAATGGGTGGTGTCAGGGTCGTACCAGAAACACCAACCTGCATCATCGTCATAGCACCAGTCTGACATACGAACTCTGCCAAACTCATCGCAAATCAAGAATTCGTCACGCGTACCATTTTCTGGCCGGCGATCTTTAACGCTAATCCACTCACTCACCTATTAGCCCTCCACCAATACCAAGCATCTTGCGCATAACGAATAGGCCAGCAGACGCACCAGAGAGCCCATGCGGCGATAAAGTGATACCAGCGAACCTCGGAGCAAGGTTCGTATGCATCCCAGTTGTAAAGGGCCGGCCAGTACGAGAAGAACCCGACTGCCAGGTAGATTGCGATTAGGGTTGTCATGGGCGTGGCTCCAGTGTTTCTTTCCAGCCTAAAACTGGATCCTGAAGAATTGAAGACGCACGATCCACATTGCATCTTTGATCATAGCTAGGCATCCAAAAATCTATTGACGCCCTAATGTGTGGCTCATTTTCCCACCAGAACCACTGGCCGTCTTTGTCCTGAGCAAGCCATTTAGACCAGCTTGGTGCTTTACTCCAATCTGGCTTATTCATTTCAACACCCCCAAACTCCGACCAACAGCCATCGACTGCAACCACTCCAACTCATGCCCCTCAATCAGCGTCGTATGCTTGGTGATCTTCTGCGTTGACGTGATAGCCGTATTGCTGCCTACAAGCGCATACTCGCCGGATTCGTAGACTAGGAATTGGCCGGGTTTGAATTGCGCTGGACTGCCTGCTTGCCACTTGATAATGCACGGGACCATTACAGCACTCCTTGAATCATGTCTTTGAATTGACCTAGCGCAATCTTGTCGCCCTTATATTCTTTCTTCATTGCCTTGATTAGCGTGACGATCAGGTCTTCGGTGAACCCTACGTCTTGCTGCGCCTTGTCGATCTCAAGAATCAATGCCATGGCCTTTTTCTCGCAGTCAATCGAGTAGGCAATATCCGAAATGTTCGCAACACCGATAACCTGAATCTCATCCTTACGCATCATAACGTCCCGCCCATCAATTGATAAAACCCGAAAGCAAACACTGCCATTACGACTAAAGCAGTTAGCCAGATAATGATCGTGATTCTGACGCCGATCAGCAGTGAGCTAAAGACGAACAGTGCCGCCATCACTATAACGATCAGGGATAAGCCTAGATAAAGCATGGTGCGCCCTCCTTCGTGTGTATTTTCGTAGGTTAGACCGCGTGGTTAGCGCGGTCAATCCCTATTTTCATTAATGAAGCATTTCAGGCGAAACAGTGATCCGGCTAACCTCTCCATACTGCTTGTGGTAGGTGATGACGGTAGAGCTTCGACCAGACATCCACCCTCCACGGCTAGCATATGCGTCCGCGCCTGCCAGGGTCCGATGCTGCTCAACAATCATCAGGCTTGTTTCCTTAAGGTCGCGATGGTGCAGGTGTCCCGTGTGCGCGTAGGAGAATTTAGTACGCCCAAACACTTCGCGGAACTTAGCGACGAATACAGAATCGATTCCAGCACATCCGATGCTTGTGCGAGTGGTGCCAGAACAGGCTTGTTAGGCCGTGCTCATAGCAGTAGTACGGATCGGGGCGAGTTTCAACGGTAATACGAGGCTCATCCATGTAGCGTGCAGCGAACAGTTCACGAAGCCACACAGACGATGCCAAGTCGTGATTGCCTTCTGCCATGAGCATGAACACTTTCGGGTACTTGGCCAGCAGCATATCCACGATACGAGCCACTGTACGGATCACTACGCGCACGAGACGACTAAAGCGGGTGTCTGCATCCAGGTTGTGCCCGCTGCTCGGCGTGATGCTCTCCAGGCCGTCGAAGTGCATGAAATCGCCAAGCTGAGCGAATACGCAAGAGTCTGCGTCTGGAGCTTGGTGGATTGACTGAGCGAACCAGTTGATAAGCATCTGCTCGGCAATGTCCGTATCCCAGTCGTCGCCAGTCTCAGGCTTCCATGCCAGCATACCGAAGTGATAGTCAGAGATCGTGTAGACGTTTAGCAGGTTCGCGTTCTTTGCTGCTGGCGGCACTACTGCGCGAATAGCAGGGATCTCTTCCTTAAGAGTTGAGACAGTTTCCATGAGCAAGGCAAGACGGCGATCATCGTCGGTCGTCGTCTTTACCCATTGAGCAGAGAGAACCCCTTCCTTGTTGTACAGGCTGGATACACCCTTTACGCGGAAACCGTCAGGGCATTGGCGAGTCATGTCGGATTCAGGCGCATAGCCAACGCTTGCCAACTTAGCCTTCCACCGCCGCATAGTCCTCTCTGAAACCCCTAACGCCTCAGCCATGATTGCATTCGTGGCACCCGAATCAATCGCTTCCTTTACTAGCTGCTCGTTGTATTCGGTCATTGGGCATTACCAAGTTTTCTGAGTTCGTTGCGGCTTAGGCACCATTCATCGCCAACATCGTCAATCACCTTGAATGATGCGCAGTCGTGGATAGGCCCGATGCGAGTCACTACATACACGCGCCCCTCAGTCATGTCCTGCTGCCCCACCAGGCACACAACCTTGTCGCCAACCTGGATATGTGAATACTCTACCTGATTGTAGGGGTGTTCTGACGCGGCAATTGAAGCAGTAGACGTGATGTGATGAGCCTCCTCACTCAACGCCTCAGCCTTAAGCGCCGAGTAAGCCACGCCGTCAAGTGCAGAATCATGGTGATACTTGCTAGGGTTCTGCCACTGCCGCACGTCCTTGAGAGTCTGCAAGAGAAGCCAACCCTCAGCCTCAGACAGATCGCGCCCTGTGATAGCGTTGAAGGCTGTCACAGTGGCACCCATTGAGCGTTCGCCTGTAGGCTTGTCGTATGTAGCCCCGCGCTCAGCCTGAACGTCGATTGCTGCCTGTAGGAATTCGGTGGATTTCATAGTGCGCCCCAATGAATAAGTGCTGTTTCGGCAGCCAGATACCATGCCCAAAACGGAATAAAGAAAGCGAAGAAAGTAGACCAGAAACCTTTAGCGATTACAACGCCGAACACCCAGATAACTAGAAGAATCAGCTTGACCAGCGCTCTCATCACTCATCCTCCAGCTCATCAACATCAATATGCGCTTCCAGGTACGCGATCTCTTGCAATTTGCGTTGCTCCCTAACCCCTAGATTCCCATCCTCCAATCTGCTCTGGCTAATACCTGTGCGGCTGGCAATAAGGCTCATATTCCAGCCGCGATTCTTCATTTCCTTGATGATTCGGTCATGCATGCAGTTCTTCCTTATTGGTTACTTCTAGCGGGTCGGCTTCTGGTTTGATTGGTAGAAGGTTCTTAGGCATGAATGTACCAAATATTTTCTCGCAATTATGCTCAACCTCCCAATCACCCAGGCTTACCTCAAAGAAATCATCGATGTTCTCAGGAGTAATTTGGCTAAGGAGTATTACGATGATCCCGTTGTACTCGGTATCACGACTAAGCCCATGAACCAAGGCCAACATCCCAGGCTGCAACTCGCTCATGTCCAAAGCCCCTGCGCAACCAGATTCTCGTGAACCTCGCCAAGATCGGTGGCGAACTCAAGCTTAGTGCAGAACGCGGCGCACGCACTCCAGTATTCGTGGCGCGCGTTGGTCAGCGCTTCTTTTGCGATGTGTGTAGCGGTCGGATGCTCGATATCTGCCGAGACGTATGCCATGTGTGCGGCTTCGAGTGCGATGCGTGCTTGGGTGACTGTGATTGTGCTCATTGTTATCTCCCTATCTGCGCCCAAATAGCGCGTTCGATGTCACTTTGGAACTTGATCGATATTAAGTCAAGCGATTCTTTTGAAATTGTTTCGCCTATTTCGTCTGCTCCGGATTCCAGGATGTATGAGAGCTCGCTGTAGCCGTTCGAATGCTGCGTGGATGGCTCTCTATAGGCGTAGATGATATCGGCCTCCAGAGCAAGCCCTAGGATGCTCAGAGTTGGCATTAATGGTTCTCCGGAGAACTGATAGCGGCACAAATGGCAGCAAGGAATTCAGCAACCGACTTCTCCAGCGGATCGCAATCGGCTGGGTCATCCATTCGATCAAAGTATTTCAGAGCAATACGTCCAAGCTCAGCATCCTTGCGCAGAGATTCGTTTTCGGCCTTGAGCTCTTCACGAGAAGCATCCCATGCCGCCTCCATAAGCTCCATGTGCCACTGACCGAGAGATGTACCGCAGTGCTCGCCAATGTCCTGCATCATATCGAACCATTCTTCAAATGTTCTCATACACCCCTCCAATAACTAATTTTCACCTTAACGGCAGGCATTGTGTAGACCGCAATAAACCATGTCAAGGCGATCATAGGGCGGCTCCGATTTTGTCAGCGCAAAGGAGGATAGCGATTCGATATGCGTTCGGCCTGTCTTCTGCGTCATTCCAGCACCATTCTGCCTGAAAGTCTCCAGAGTAATCCTCGGCAACGATAATCCCCATTCCGCGAAAAAGCTGAACGTCCAGACCTAGCGCCGCCATCAACTCAAACGAATCCGCCGAAATCGTCTCAGGCTCCCACCTGCGCAAGATAGCCCCATCCTTAGCAAGGTAGTTCGCGCCAGTAGCTGGATCAGTCCACAGGTCACACTCAATCGCTCTGGCTGCGTTTTTTAGGGTTGTGGTTGAGATGGTCATGGCAAGTCGCTCCAGCCTTGAACCATGTCGGAGATGTACTCGCCATAGTTCGAAATGTATTTGTTTTGCGATTCTGGTCCTCGCTCATACAGCTCGCAAAGCGGCGTGAAATGCCCAGCCTCTCTGTGTTGCGGTGTCTGGAATATTCCTAGGCAGTGACGGAATTCCTCTACCGTGTAATCATCAAATCCAGACTCGTAGCCCATGCAGTACGTCGTAACTCTGATTTTGCATCCAGCTTTCATAACCCCTCCAAAAATAATCCAAAAAGAAAGGCTCACATTAGGAGCCTTTTGGTGTTGAGTCAACCTAATAATTTAGCGTTGACATTATGACGGCATGATTCACTAGATCGTATTCTTGAGCTACCTCCGGCTTTCTAGCATCTGCTTTCTTAGGCTCGACTTGCTTGGCTGATGATCCGGCACCAAAATATTGACGTGGAGGCTTGATATATTGCGGATACGTCATTTCAAAATCTCCCGCGCCAACCGCTGAATGTCGGACCACAATTGCGATGAGGGCGAGTCGTCGTACTGCGCTAGCATCTTAGCTAGTCGCACACCAGCTGGCTTGTGTAGCTCTAGCGGCGTAGTCGAGTTGCTAGCTGACACGTTGACTTCTTTCAAAATAGAGCAGCGCTTATGATCAATCACGGTCGGCAATTCCAGTTGTCCGGGTAGTGCGTTCATTGTTCTTTCCCCATTACGCGCATCTTGTCACGAATGATTATATCCGTGCACCATTGATTGCCATGTTCGCAAGCATCCGGCATACCATCCTTAAAGGTATAGCAGCAATCTGAACAAACCCAACTGCATTCACCGCGTGCAGCCCGATCAGTCCATTCTCTAGTAACTCTATCCATTTCAGAAACTACATCTTGCAAATTTTCTTTTTCTGTAACCGCTATGAACCCAATCATTTCTCTCCCCCTAGGATTTGTTTGGCGCGAATCATTACGTCACAGATAGCATATGACACCTCGGGGTATTCTTCAATCTCACGAACCAGCTCATCAATCAGACTCAGATGAATCGCTGTCGTCTCCTGGCAGCGGGTGAAGGTGTCGAGGCGGTCATTCCACTCTTTAAATTCAAGCGGAGACTCAAGGTCATGACGCAGATACCAGTACAGGCCAGTTGATCGGCACCATATCGCGTAATCAGGCACCGGCCAAATCTCTTCAAATTTTGCGCGTATGTCGTTCATATCCCACTCCAAATAGTATGACTATTAATGGCGACGATTTAGTCAGGTTATTGACTATCAGTATTCAATTCCATCGTCAAAATGCCGGCGAATCAAGTACTTCTTCCATTCTTCGCTGACTGAAGTATCCATTCCTCCACACCATCCGTCAATAGTCCAGCCTGAGCCGCCAAGATTCTGGCCCTCTAGGATTCTTTGGCCTTCAGAAACATCAAGAACTTCACCTTCGACATAAGTGCTCGCCTTATATCTTGACGTGCTGATTATGTCCGTACTCCATTTCTTTCGCTGATGCAGATGGCTAACCGTGTAAACCCTTAGCTCGCTCATACATTCCCTCCAGTAGCCCGCTCAATCGCCCTATGCGCCATCTCAAACGCCTCCTTGATCGGTATTGCGTCGGCGCCGGAGTTGGTTATGGCTTGGAGGGCGTCTAGCAAACAAGGAGCGGCGGCAATTAAGCTAGCGTTTCTTGGATCTAATGATGCTGGGTAGTAATCGCAATTGTCTGCCACTACAGATCCATCAGCCGCAACAACGGCGCAGTATGGGTTATCGCCAGAACTATTGTAGTGGACGCCACAATTTAGCTCACCTGCGTCAACTCCGATTTTAACGGTCCACGGACCACCTGAAAATCCTTTCATCATCTATCCCTCAGTAGAAATCCACAAACAATTCACCCTTCTTACCAAGCTCACAGTCTCTCTCAAGCGCAGATATAAGTACGCCAACGATAGGCTTGTGCTCATCAAAGCCGGTTCCGAGCTTTAGTTCGCCGCCGTGCTTGTCGTAAGCTGCTAGCAGGATGGGGAGTAGGTCGGTTAGGGTCATTTGGTATCAACGCCATGCAGTTTAAGTTGTTCTTCGAATCCGTAATAGGCCTCATCTCGGATCTTTGCCAGTAGTGGCGACAGTAAATAATCTTGAATCATGCGCCAGCGGTAACCTTCATCTAAGGCGCTCCATTCTTGATCGCTAACGACTCGCTCAACGAACATAGTCTGCCCATCAACCGATGCCGTAATCCTAGAAACCTTTGTGTATCTTTGCTCTGCGTATGGCGAGAATCCAAAGACTCTAGCATTTGCATCGTTAAGCTCGACGCACTGCCTGAAGGTCAGACCGTAATCAACTCGCTCAATTTTCATATCACACCCCTCCAAACTCTCAATTTAACTGTTCTCTGGAAAACAATTTACGGTGCTGCTGGGTTGGCGTCAAGCACTTAATCAGGAAAATATTTACAGATTAGCGGCCCACCGGGACATCAGCGCCCCTTATAGATAAGGGGGCGCAATGTCCCGTTTAAGGGTTTGCGGGACATTTGCCGGGACATGGTGGGACATGGTGTTTTTGGAAGCCTTATAGATAAAGGCTTGTAGACGGGACGTGCAAAATGACCGAGACATGTCCCGGTTCAATCGTGCAAAATGAGCGGGACATTGATAGGTTGCTACCAATGACTCTTTTAGGCTGAAACCCTTATAAACCGTGGCCTGTAGCCGGGACATGAGTTTTGACTGTTTTCCAAATACCGATGTCCCGCATGTCCCGCTTTCTGAAAAGGTTCTCATTTAGAATACTTCCGATCTTTCGATCTTTCCGGAAGCGTCCATAACAACCCATTCGTCTTCTACCAGCTTGTCCAGTGCGCGGGAAAAAGCCTTGCGGTCCTGCTTCCCGATGGCGTGATAGAACGAGTCGCGCAGAAAGTCCTTCATCACGAAACTGTTGCCGCGACGTGACATCTCGTTAGCGATCAGGTTGTTCAGGGTTTGGGGGTGGCCGGTTAGGTCGTCTACCATTGTAACCTCTCCAGCGGCCTGCATTGTCAGCGTCAGACTTCCCATCTCTCGGCCCTTTTGGTCCTTCCTCCCAATCTCTACTACGTTGAGCTTGAACGTCATGTCGTCAAACGGATCTGAGTCCTTTGCTTTAGTGCAGGTAAGCTTTGTTACCTTCTTTCCTGGGCTGACAATCTTGAATTCAAAATCGCAAGCCGCGCGCAGAGCAGATGAACCACGAGCCCCTTTGTCTGCATCCTTGCCGCTGTGGTGAACCACTAGCACGGTTGCGCCAGTAACTGCACGGATACGGTCGCAAGCACGAACAAATGCGCCCATGTCAGAGGCAGAGTTCTCTTCACCTTCAAACGAGCGCGCCAAGGTATCCACAACAATAAGCTTTATAGGCTCG